TGCCCCTGGTCCCGTCGTCCCGATACCGACGTTGCCTGAATTTATATATGAATCACTATCTGCTTGAAGTAAAATCTGCCAATTGCCTTCATCATCTGCTAATCGTAATGCAGCATCATCATTTGATATAGACCCAATATCTACATTCTGGATATCATTTGAACCAAACATCGTTAGAGCTGGCTGACTCGCATAAGGGGCATCGATTCTTACTTTGCCAACGACATGAAGTTTGACCGCTGCGGGACTATCTGTCCCGATGCCGACGTTCCCTGATGCTGTTGCCAAGTAAGTATCTTCAGTTACTGAAAGTGTGCCATTAATTGTTGTGTTTTGTTGAGTTATGTCTACTACGTTTGTATCACCTGCTACGGTTAAATCACCACCAATATAATGACTACCTGTGGTGGTGGCGTTGCTAGGAAGTAAGACTGGTATTGTAGTTGTCGTGGTTAGCCAACCATCTGCGTTTACGAGCCAGTTGGAAGTGCCTGTTAATCCGCTGCCGTCTCCGTGAAAAGCGTTTGCATACATATCTTTAGTGGTCGTTGCATTTTCATAAAGGTAAAGACCACGATTGGAATTTCGTGGTTCGAGAGTAAGATATGGTGTGCTCGAAGCCTTAAACATCGGCAGAGTTCTTATAGTTGCCCCGATGTCTTCCTGCTCGACTTCGTTTTGTTTTGGTTCTGGTTTTGGTTCTGTTTCTTTTAAATTTATGACAAAAACACCAGCGACCATAACAGCCAGGACGACTAGTGGAATAAATATTAGATTAACTCCTTTATTGCTCATATGGTTAAAATAATTTTCTCTTAGTTTTTTTAGAAGTCTCCTCACTTGGCACTTTTTTCTTTTCCTCGCCGATGACATAGTATGTCATCTCTTCGAGCCTACGCTTTGTGTATTCCGCATCTAGCTTGACGGCATTCAGTACTTTGCTGAGTGTTTTTTTTGTATCAGCCATTAAATCTTTTACATCATCTTTGTTATCTTTGAGAGTATCTTCCAAACCAGATAAGTCAGTTACTAGCGGTTCAGGGATATGCTTGTCCTCTATAGCCTTAATAGCACGCGAAATTTCGCCTAAAACAGGGGCTAGGTCAGTCTTTTCGGGGGTAGGTATGTCAATCATCATTATCTCTGCTTTTGCCTCGTCAATAGCCATTTTGAGGCTCGTCAAATCTACCTTATCAGAAACAGGATATTCAATCTTTTCCAGTTCCTCCTTGATTATCTTTCTAACTTTTTTATAGTCTACATCAGAACCACCACCAGACCCTCCGAGATTAGGGTTCATTCTGTCTTGTACCAGATACTCACGCTCTTCTCGTCCATAAATATCTGACTCAGAAGTATATCCTGAGTCAGTAAAAACTTTAGTAGTAACAGTCACATAAAAACCCTCACCTCCACCATCGGCTGGTACTTCCCAGTCACCACGAAAACGCTGATCGGTTTTGTCGGTCAGATTTACTGTATCGAGCAAGGTATCGTCAATCGCTTTTCGCACATAGGCTTGAACGAAATAAGTATCTGTATCAAGCGGGTCGTCAAGTTGTCTTGCTATTGTAAATAATTCGGTAGGGCGTAATTGCATAATTTTATTTTTCAACAAATATAATATTCTTGTCAGACGCTGTAGAGGTAGCCCAAACTTCACCATAATATAAGTTGCTCGGAAGTATTTTGTAACAAGAATTTGCCGTGCCTTGCACATCGAGCCTAATGCCTTCGTTTAAGCCCATAGTACTCGTAGCCGTCTCATCGTCTAGGTGCATATAAATAATAGTGTCACTGTCGTTACATATGCGAGCGTATTGTCTTCCGCCATTACCTGCTAACACTTTAACAGGATAAGCGAAGTCCCGAGTTGTGGTAGCCCCATTGGTTATTCCGTCATAAGATAGGTCGTTAATATCACCACCTAAATTTCCACTAGAACCAGAAAACCCCATAGCTGCAATAGCTATGACGATTATCGATGCCACGATTATAGCCGGAGCATTCATTTTTATTTGCATAGATTTACAAATCAATTATTAAAATCTTTATCTTACTCCCGACAACAACTCAGGAGTAAGTAAAAACCTTAATTGTTTATGATGGATCAGTACACGTCATTTTAGCTGAAGCATCTACTTCACTGCTAACAATATACCAACCTGTACCATCTGAAATCATTTCAATATTATCACCAATAAGTTCACCATCGGTTATAAAATTGATTTGGTCTTCGTCAACACAATTAACCCAAGCATCATTTACCATGATTGCACCGTTAATGTTATCACCCTCAGCACTGTCAACAACTACTGTTGCTCCTGTTAAAGCTCCTGTAACAACAAACTGAAATCTTGCCCCATCTGTTGCGGCAGGTAAAGTAATTGTTTCAGTAACCGCACTAGCTGCTAAAAGCTGAACATTTGCAGATGATGTTGTCAGGGTAGTAGTTGCAGTAATAGAGCCAACGTCTGTAACAACACCACCACTAAGCGTGGCTAAGCCAGTAGAGCTTATTTTACCTGCTACGTCTACGTCACCAAGGAAATACTCATCTTCCATAGTAACTCCACCCAACACATCACTGCCGACTTCACCGCCTGAGATATTAATAATCCCACCAGCTTCATTTACTATCCATGCACTTCCAGAAAAAGCGTCAACGATTTTAAATCCAGCAAAAGCCATTGTGGCAATCAATAAAGCAATCAAGGAAATGTTTTTGATATTTATCATATCTTTTCTCCTACATAGGGCGACTGGTTATCCAGCCCCCATATATTAATTGCTAAATCTAGTACGCATCCGATCTTGCGGCAACGTCCACAAGCATATCGTCTCCCTCATCGAAAGTCTTTTTGCCGTATAGAGTCCAAGTAACGAAATCACTTCCCAAATATCCAGTTCGATCTTTAATCTTTAGGTTAGGATATTTTTGAAGAACGATATCAGTAGCACCTTTTACACCAAACAACTGATGTTCAATCTGTTTGTTAAGAGTCCAGATATCAGCCTCAGCAGTAAGAGTTTCAGAAACTACGATAGCACCACGACCCTCAGACTTGAGTGTCATATAGGTTCCACCGTCAGTAGCGGTAATTCCCTTGAGCAAGGCTTGATTTGCTGCACTAAGTGCAACGAACCCAGCGGCAGCTCCTTCAGCAACAGTAGTACCTGGAGCATTAATAGCAGCCACCAAGATATCAAGAGATACCGCAGAGGTAGAAGCACCGAGATGAACGTTACCAGCGGTAGTACCAATAGCATCTTTAAGAGTAAGTGTTACTCCATTGATAACGATAGTATCACCGTCAGTACCTAAGGTGCCATATTCCAATCGACCAGACCAGCCCAAGTTATTTGACTCATAAATGTCAAACCCCATGTAATAACCTACATGACCATTAACGCCTGACTTGTCACCAAACACAGTTTCCTTGCCACCAACGAATTGGAGCAAGACTGCCCAGAAGTCAGGTGACATAACAGCAAACAAATTACTCTTTTCGTTTGCTTGTGTACCCTGTTTGTTTTTGTAAACAGCTTTGTGCTTAACATTCAGTAAGCCAAGTTTTTTACTTGCCAAAACAAATACCTTTAGCACGTTTGAGATAGTAATGGTAGCTCCAATACCGTCGCTAGCACTACCAGTACCTGCGACCTCGTAAGCTCCAACAACGGAACTTGCTTGATCGTATTCGCCCAAAACATCACCGTCAATCCAGTTGGATAATGCCACTGCTGCGTCATCAGCATACTCATTTGCTTGTGAATATTTTGATTGAATAACGTCTGGTTCTTGAACGTAGATAGTAACTTCTTTCTTCTGGTCTACGGTCAATGTTTCGCTTGTATCGTCAATATCTTGACGAGTGTAACTTCCTTCTGAACCAAGAGTGTTGACTGTCAATGCTGAACGGTAAGGTCTGTCAACAATATTACCTATTTTGAGTGTGCCTTCTTCCTCATAATTGGCGATTGCACGGTAAACATCTACCTTGTGATGTTTTCTCTGCATTCTACGACTCCAATATTTCGGAAATGATGCACTTAAATCATTAGCCATCTTATTTTATATCTAAGCGTTTTTCTTTAGATGCCTGTGCGTCTGACCATTTGTCAAACTGATCGTCATTTAGTTTAGTAGAGTCTAAATTCGGATCAGTCAAATCAAGTTCGTCTGATGACTCAGTCACAGTCCTTGACTTCTCAGAGGTCTTTTTGACCTTTGGCAAGTTAGGTTTAATGTGTCTGAACCACAGTTCATAAGTAGAAAGTTCGAGATAGCCCTCAGTATAAGCAAGCTCCTTTATCTTATCCATATGGTCCTTTACAGGTTCGTCAGGATAGTCAGTAGCTAGCTTTTTAATTACTTCGTTAAATTCAGTATCTGCTTTTTCCGTCTCGTATTTATTAGACAGAAAATCAAGTTTAGCCCGGTCTTCGTCAGACATTTTACTCTTCGAGCCAACATTGGCTGCGAGCTTATCGACAAATTTTTCATCTAAATTGTATTCTTCAGCTAGCTCTTTTAAACTAGCGTCCGTTTCCTTTTCAGTTGAGTTCGGATTTTTCTTGAGCGTTTCAATTTCCTTTAACAAAGTGCTTTCTTTTTCTTTCCACTTTTTCTTCTCCCCTTGATATTTAGCAACAGGCACTGCCTTGAGAGGTCTGTGAGCCTTTGACTCGACTTTGTCCTCTTCTTCAGTCCCTTCTTCTTCTTCGCCTTCAACAGCGTCCTCTTCTTTCTTATCCTCGGACTTTTTATCGCCTTCGGCTTTGGCGGCATCTTCGGCTTCGTCAGAGTCTTCCTCTTTCGAGTCTTCCTCTTTCTTATCCTTAGATTTGTCCTCGGTGTCTTCCTCTGTGGCATCTTTGGAATCGGCATCTTTGGTATCGAGCTTTAACTCATCCATTATTTCCTTAGTTTCCTTATCTACCACATCACCATCCTCGAGTGTAATTTGGTCGATGTCTTTATCAGACATAAAAATTAAGCTTTAACCCATCCTAATTGTTGGGAGTTTTTATTATGCTGGTGACTAACCAGCAAAATCAGGTTTTGGACTGCCCTGATATTACAGCATTTCTAAGATTGAAATGTTATTTAATTTCTCTGTCAGCTCTCTTGCTAACAAAACTTTCTGCCAATTTCAGTGCGTTCTTACCATGTACTTTCGCATTGTACGCACGAATGAATACTCCGCCTTGAAAACAGTTGATGTCGCCCTTACTTTCCTTTGGCTCTTCTACTTTTGGTTCTTCTGCCTTTGGCTCTTCTGTTGGTTCTTCTACTTTTGGTTCTTCTGCCTCAGCAGGTTTTTTTGTATTTGCCATATTGGTTATTGTTTAATTGATTTATTATCCTCCTCTTCTATAGCGACCTTTGCCTTTGTATTATCATCACGCTTCTTTACTTTGTGGCCCTTAGCCAAATTCCAGACTATGCCGTCTATGATGAGCAGAAATTGGTCAATCATAGTTTGGTAACTCTTTTTATCCTCCTTGCGAGTATTCATTAAGCTACGCAATATACGCTTTTTACCAAATCCCTCACTCTTCTTGATACGAGTATTGATTATCTGATTATCGTACGATGCAACGACATCATCACGATCGTTGATTACTATCACCAAACTCTTCGGACAGTACGCTGCGATAAGCTCCGCCAAGTCCAACTCATTCTGGTTGGAGTCTATTTTGCTAAGAGCGGTCATAATACGCTTCTTTTTACTGTTGGTGCGAAACATCAAATCAGTTGTGTATTTTTCAAATATTTTAGCCATATTCTTCTAAGTTATCTTTTATTTCCTCGTGTAAAACTTTTAGTTGGTCATCTGATGAAAAGAATGAAAGTAATTTAAGGTAGGCTCTCTTCCTCTCGAAGAGTCTACCTCTCTGCACCTCATCCAGATTTTCATCGTTGGTTAATAATACATTGCATGCCCCTGTTTCCTCTTTTAATAAATCACGTAATTGTTTGATAGCTGGATTGTCTCCAAAATTCTGCACAAGCATAAGTGCTTTAATCTCTTTCTCTTTTTCCCTTAGAGAAACAAGCCACACCTCGTCAGCGTTTAGCTCAACAAACTTATCATGCAACTTTTTAAGATCATCTAAAATATCCATTATCCTTGAGGAGTTAATTGATCAGTTGTGTTCGCACTCCTACGTGCAGTTGCTGGTGCATTGCCACCAGGTAGGGCAGGGTTAGCACCTCCAGGAGGCGGTACAGCTCCCTCAGCAGGCGGTTCGTTATTTCCTGTGTCCAACTCTCGGGCAAGGTTCTTTTCGGCATATTCCATCTCACTATCAACGTGGGCGAGTATTGCCTTATAGATATCTTGCTCTAGCTCCATATTGTCAGCGAAGTCAATATGTTTCCTGATATGACCCATAGTCGCCCCTCGGTTTGGTTTGACCTCTTCGCCTGATACTATCTTCTCATTCTCATCGGCAGCCTCAGCCATTATTTCCTGATCACCATAGTTTTTGGTATCAGTAGCGTTCTTGATATCTGACTCATCATAATTAGCACTACGCAACAACTGTTCAATCGCCCATTTAGGATTGATACTCGTTATTAAATCACTAGTAAGGACCAAAGACAGTGCCTCTTCTTTCTTTTTCTGTTTGACTTCGTTGAGTTGCTCTTCAGCGTTACCACCAGTTATTTTAATATCAAGTTCTTTGTCTAAGTTTACATCCTCCTTGTTAAGCTCATCCCATTCAATACCAGTAGCACCAACAATCTTGACTGCCTCTGGCTCTGAAAGGTGTTCGTCCACTCCGTTCACCCAGAGTAGAGCCTTATCCTCCCACGCCTCAGAGTATGATTTGTTAAGCAATCCCATTCTGTCAGCCACTTGCTGTAAATCACCATAATAAATTCCTACCTTAGCGTTTTTATCCGTTGTACCTTGTGCGGATGCCGTGATGCCTGTCTTCTGTCCGATGAAGTTATCGAGCCAATCAGTAAGATTGACGATCAAATCAGTTCTGTCCGGCACTTCCAAATTCTTTACAGCGTGATCGAGAGTCCGACCATTCTGTGTGTTAGCAACCACGATCCCATTCTTACGCCACTTGAGCTGGTTAATGTTATTTATCATGGTAGAATCGATTACCCTCATCACATCATTATTCTTTTTGAGGTTCATCATGCCATCATTAAAAAGCTCTTTCATAGAAACAGCTATCGGTCTGATAACATCGGCAGGAGCAGGACACAATAAAGACTGGAAGTTGTTTTCTGTTTGCCATACTGAATAAGGGTATAGCTCAGAGGCAAACACATCTTTCATCAGCTTTATTTTGACCCATACACCAGTCTTGTAATCGAATACTATTTGATACTTCTTCCCGTCGTGCCAAAGGAATAGCTCAGTCAGAGAGAAAATACTCTCACCGAGGTACATATTGCTCTCTACATCAAGCCCCATAGCTTTCTGCCGAGTATATCGGCTCGTATAGAGGTCTTCGTTGTGTTTGGTTTCGTCACTGTTGGTCTTATTCTTCAGTTCTCTGACCTGCACCGCACTGTAATTCTTAGACGCAACTTCTTCTTTTATGTCTGACAGAGATTTGAATATATTTTCTTGCCCATTAAAACGATGCTTCTGAATATATGCACCACCACTTGGCTCGAAAATATAATCCTGCAAACTGACATTCTCTAAATTAGATTTATATTTAGGAGTATTTTCTGAGTAAAATTTAGAGATACCTACTCCCTCGAATATAGCCTGCTTCTTCTCGTTCCTGTCTTTAGCGTTCCACTTCTCACGCACGCTTGAGCTATCATTCTCCCAGAAAGCGGTATATTTCTTGGCTCTCTTTAAATCAGCTTCGGTCTTATTACTAAATTGGACAGACGGAGCGTCATCTATTTTACTCATCAGAGTATCGACAAAGCCTGTCATCACAACATAATCAATAGGAATATTAGAATATCCCTTGAGAGCCGGCTTCTCAACATTAAGGTAAATATCCAGACTTTTCTGTATCTGCTTTAGTCTAGGCTCTTTATACTTAACACAAGTTGCCACCATTTTGACGGCTTTTTCAGCAATCACATCAGCGGTTTCCTTGCTTATCTGTCCCTCTTTTTTAAATGCCATAATTATAGTTAAGCTGTTAAGTCATCATCTACGGACGGATTATATACCTCATTAATAGTTGGTACTTCCTCATCTGATGAATGTAATTGTTTATTGATATCTTCTACGGCTTGGCTAGTTTCACTTCCCACTCTGCCCTCATACTCGCCGGGCAATTCAGGCTCGGGCTTGAATGGCACAATATCAGGGGCGACCATATCACTCAGCGAGAACCATATCCTCATCAATAGATTATCTAAGAAATCAGGAGACCTGCCAATATGCTCTTTAATCTCATCCTTTGGCACAAGCTGTTTTTTTGAGTCTTCGTCAGGTTTGAAGTCTTTAAGCTCACTTATCTCTTCCTCGATGAATTCCTTTATTTCTTCATCCTTACAATCAACAGATATTTTATGATTGTTTATCATATCCGCTAGGCGGTATCCGCACTGGTCTTTTAATGATTTAAAGTTTTCCTTAGGAAATATACGCTTCTTTATCCCGTTGACTATCTTGTAAACTGGCTCAGCATTTGGGTCTTCAAGTGGACTAGAGTTCGCAATAAATCCTTTCACGCCTCTCATCTGATCGATTACACCTGACCCGACTCCGACCTCATCTACTATACAGTGGCTAAATGGTATTTTTTCTTTAGACAACTCATCCTTAGCCATTATAGCGGTCAAGCCTGTATCCTGGTTCTCCCAAACGATTATTTTATAGACACGCCAGCCTCTCCACAACATCATTACAATCTTGTCCTTACCAAAACGAGCCACATCTAGCGTTGCATATTTTTCTTT